TTAGGCCGGTGTGGCCGTCAGTTGCATAACGCGGTCAGTATTGGCGTCATACAGTCCGCGCCATTTGGCGGAGAACATGACGTCAGTATTCTTCCCGCCCGCTACCACCTCGCCCGATTCAAATTTGCAGCGAGGTAATGTGAATGTGTAACGGTTGCCCTCATTGTCTTCGAGAGCGAAGCTGAAGTCGAATTCCGTACCCTTCACGAATTTACGGTAGTTGCTACCTTCGTTGAAGTAGAATTCCATGTCACCTGTGAATTCAATGGTGCCTAACCGCATGTTACGTGCGGTCAGAGATCCAATACACTGGATGGCACGGATGTTGTTCTTGATTTGCAACTTCAGTGAGCTGATGCAACCTGAGTACGGCACGCCGTCAACTGTGAAGTCTTGAAGGTTCGTGACCGCGTTCATCGGCGTAGTAGCCGACACAGCCGCAAAGGTGGAACCACCGATCTGTGCATCAGTGATGCCAGTATCAGGGTCAATACCGAAAGACATCAGATTCCACGATCCATCGACGATCTTACCCACTTCCATGGTAAGATTCATGCTCTCAACGGCCGTACCACGATAGTTGTGATACTGCTGGGGAACCATGTCTTGGAAGTGTTTTTGCACGGTGTACGTGCGCAGGGTGGTACCATTTTCGAGGGTTTCCGTACCAGAGCCAGCCCACGTGCTGCACAGAACTGCTTGCAACCAATCACGGAATGAGCCGTAAGACATTTCGAAATTGACATCACCGCCACCGGCCGCAGACGTCTGAATCAGGTCCGTTTCGGTACGATCAGGGCGAATCTCATTCGTCTTGGTGTTCTCAATGTTGAAATTGAGGGATTCACCAGTGAATCGCACCTGCTTCCACTCAGTGATGGTGGAATTGGCCCCAGAAGCCAGGGTAGCAGCCCCGAAACTGGCGGCAGTGGCCGTTTCAGTAGTAGCAATGGCGTTACCCGCCGTGCCACCAGTCAGAGCCCTGATCACTAACGTCGTTGCATCAGATGAGATGGCCGACACAGATGTATGGGCCTCAGTGGATGCAGCGTAATCAGTTCCGGGCACGCCGCCGAGATTGTTGATAGCTCGCAGTAAATTCAGGAGTGATGCAGTGAGGGTGGCACCGATCTTCACGTGACCATCTACATTGGTCAACGTGGTTTGAAGGGTGTACACCTTGGAGCCAATGGTGATGGTATCTGCATTGGTGAAGTTGACCGTTGCAGTGAGGGTACCTGTGGCCTTGACCGAATCGTCTGGCGTAACGCCAATCACAGACTCTTCGATAAAGCGCAGTACGGTAAGGTCGGCAGATGACATGATCAATACTCCAAATCGTAGTAGAACGGACAGCTCACTTGAGCCATAACCCAGCCATCACGCTCCTTATTGTCATTAAACAAATCAGGAGTCTTTAAGTTAACAGCTGGTGCGACAAGTGGTGATACTGGATGTACCACGACTGAGAGCACCATTTCAGCAGCTAATTTTGCCAGTTCTAACTTACGTGCAGAACCGATTCCAGGCTTTGTCTTGGCAGACAGTATGAGTAAACCTACTTGTCTGTAACAGCCTTTGGTGACAGTTCGTGCAAAACCGTCACCAAAAACTATTGTGCATTGGATGTACTCAGTATAGATATCTGAGTTAAATGCCACATTATCAAATTGAATGGCCGTAGCAGTCCAGTTCGTCTTTACGAATACCTCTAAACTCTGCTGGACTACATCATACTTCACTTGAACATCGTCCCTGCAATTGCAACTCTAAGGACTCCGTAAGGAGCTTGATTTGACCAGCCAGCATACTCGATTAACTCTGCATACGGCTGATTGTTGGATATTACTATCATATCGCCCAACTTAAATCCAGTAGGCCATCTAAAAGCCGCACCTCTAATTGGATTCGGTGGTGGGCGGCCATTAGTTACATCCTCTCTAGCCCCATTAAATGCCACACGCCAACTAGCTCTAAATGCACCGCTATAAACAGGCGAGAGTTTCACGGCGGCACGAAAAATGTCACCAGTGATTTGTTTGAACTCTGCTTCTGCGATTTCATCTAACTCCTTTTTAGTAGGCCAGTTAGATGAAATAGCAGTAGTGTAGATCACGTCTTTCTCAATTGAAGCTGGTGTAAAGCCACTGTATCGCCAGCCATTACCTTATCATCATTGATAATCCGGTAATCTCCAGCAACTATATCTTGTAAACCTGCAGCAATACGTATGACATCATTGGCATTGAATACAGGCAGTGTGGATGCCGGAAATACAATGCCACGCCAATCAGATGCTTGAATCCTATCATTATCGACTTCACGAGATAGGAATCTCGTCAATACCATTGACACATCTGTAAGTGTCTCAGGGTATACCGGTGCACTGCCAGGAACATGTATTACGGCTCCACGTTTGACATGTTTAACCGATACAGCCAAATCTTCAATGGCCTGCTTAGCCTTAGCCACACCTGCAAGGACGACTGCTTTAAGCATCTGCAAGAGTATATTTACGCACGATGTAATGCAGCCAGTTTCAATTTCATTTGGCCAGGCAGATCTGGATTTTCAATAGTGCCATAATCTTTCAGTATTGCAGCAACAATGTCTGGAAAGTATTGCCGTGCACTTCCAAGAGCTTGTTGGTTAAAGTCTATGGTGATCGGACCGACCTTGATAGCATCATATGACGATGACTGATCAACATAAACTTCACCAGCATTCGTCATCATCCACAGGGCCATTTCGTACGTGGCTTCAACTATGGGCTGAGGGAATGTGATTTGATCAACGAGATAGGAATCAACGTAGGCATTGACTCGTGGCCAATCTAAACGTTGATCCCTAGAGTACTTGTCGCCTATCCACTCGACGTACATATCAATGGCTCTGGTAGCATTCACCAAATACATTGACTGTACTTCAGTATCAAGGTCTTCCCAGGCAGTGACTACTGTCGAATTGGCGACTCGTGTAGACACGTAATCAGCTATACCTGCTAGACTCCCATAGGAGTTGCAGGTGGTACTGAAAGGGACGTTGTCTACAACGAGTACCATACGGCCGCCGCAGTTTAACCGAAGACCTTGACGGTTTCCAGTTTGGCGATACCCAGCTCACTGAAGATGGCCATGGAAGCGTAGAACCGCAGACGATCGATGATGTCGTTCGACTGTTCGGCTTCACCAACGTGCGAGATGAAGATGCCGCTCTGCACTTGGCTGGTCAGACCAGCGATACCGACTTTGCGCGAACCATCATCGAAGCAGCCGGCGTACACGTCGGTAGTCTTCGTCGAAGTGCCGGCAACCGGGATCCAATCGTTGCGGAACATCAGGATGCCACGGTACACATCGATCTGCGTACCATCGGGCATGGTCTTCACTTCGTTGATGCTGGCACCACCCAGAGCCCGCAGAATTGCACGGTACTTGCGCAGAGCCACATCTGGCATCATCATGAAGTCAACAGCACCATCCTTAGCCTTGACGGAATCTATCAACTGATCGAGGAAGTCAAAGCTGAATTCAGCCGAAGAAGCCGCAATGACCTGCGCAGCCGGCATCAGCTTGGCAAGGCCATCGAATTCCAGGGGATCAGCTGAGCTATCACCCAGGATGAACTGGCGTTGATACTCACGGCCCAGACCCTTGGCCTTCGAAGCAATCTGAATGCCTTGCTGGTCATTCTGATTGCCCATCGTGGTAGCGATGAAGTGGTCGACCAGTGCATCACCGATCATCGCCTTCAGAGGCGTGGTAACCGGCGTGAAGGTTGCCGGGGTCTTCGCAGCCGCCGGGATGGAATTGCTACCACCGCCAATACCGATCGGGGCCACGCCACCGATGGCGTTTTCACGAGTGTACAACAGTGCGTTGCCGACGATCTGATCGAACGGCATGTACTGATACATCGTGTTGACAGTCACGATGGATTCAATGACGCCCTGGATCAGCGGATTTTGCTGGACCTTGGCGGCTTCAACGAGAGTGAGAGAAGGCATTACATGCTCCGGTGGAAATTGAATGAAGTCTTGCGAAGCCTCCACCGGAGGTGTCGTTCTGTTACAAGATATCCTCCGGACACCCTGTAATTACTAGACCACTAGATCTGGACCCCAGATCTACGCGCGTGAGTATATTTTAATTCGTTCAAAGGCCAGTGTACATTACTTTGATCGAGGATTTTCACAAAGCTTTTGTAATGTCCTGAACCCAAACGAATTTGTCAGCCATAATGGTGCGTATCTTACCGTCACCATCAGTCATTTGAACATCGTAATAGTACTTACCCAAATGATCAGCTTGTTCATCTGTGAGGGCAAAATCAACTCTACCAGTCTCACCTGTAATAAGTGTACCAGTAAGTGCTATTACATTGTCAATATCAACTGCAGGAGCTTTACTCGGATCTACAGTCAATTTGAATGTACACCCTGACACATCCAATGGTAAGTCCTCGGATGTGACTAATATCTCTATAGGATAAGTGTCGCCACGTTTACGAGTAATAATGGGCATGGCAAGTCCTATGAATCCAATCTATCAAATAATCGACCTATAATCTGGGCGTTCACTATAGACGTCACGAATTTACGGTCAACTAAGATTGCCCCTGTTACTAAGGCACTTGTGCCAATCCCACCAAAGGTCAGTATTACATTGTCACTATGGTGGGCATGCATCGCCTCTTGAATAACTAACCATGTAGCTGTGCTAAGGGTTAATGCATCTGCATAATGTAAATGCAAAGCATCGTCAATAGCTAATACAGGTTCACCGGATACGATTAAATTATCTGCATAGTGGCTATGCAATGAATCAGCTATAAGTAATGACAGTTCATACGACAGATTTATATTATCTGCAGCATGAGTATGTATTGCATCACTTATAGCTAATACATGAGTGGACGATAGACTGATGAAGTCTACAAAATGACCATGAACTGCATCAGCTATGAGAAGTGTAACCTGGCCTGTAGTCTCTAAAAGCAATGAATCTGCAGTGTGGGCATGCAGAGCTTCTTGAATAGTCAATACGGACTGTGCCGTGAGACTTAATGAATCTACAGTGTGGCTGTGAATAGCGTCTGCAATGGTTAGATTGGCGGCCCCAGTTGTACCTAATACTAAATTGTC